AGAACTACGAAGCAAACAGATTTCAGCGGATCGGGACTCATGCGCCCGACTGTTGGAAGTGGGGTCCGCAACACTACGAATGTGCGTTGCGGCATATTAAAGAGCAAACTGAAAATTGGAGTAATCATGACTAAGGAATTTCCATTCAACGGGCTGATGGCTGGCGATGTTCAAGTCGGCGGCAATCACTATACAGAGATGCCTATTCAGCCGTGGGAACTGATGGAGGAAGTTCTTAGCCATGAGGAGTTTGTTGGATTCCTCAAGGGTAACGTGATTAAGTACTCCCTTCGCGCGGGTCGCAAGGAGGGGTCTGATGACGTTGCTAAAGCGAAGCACTACCTTAAGAAACTGCAAGAGGTCCGGGGAGCCTACTGATGGATTTCATTACGCTGGACTTCGAGACTTACTACGACAAGACGTTCTCTTTGAGTCGTCTCACCACAGAGGAATATATTAGGCACGAGCAGTTTCAAGTCATCGGGTTCAGCGTAAAGGTGAACAATGGTCCCTCGATTTGGTACTCAGGGGACCATGAAGTCTTAAGTAGCCACCTCAAGCGGTACAACTGGCGCAATGCCACACTGCTTGCTCACAACACAATGTTCGACGGGGCGATCTTGGACTGGGTGTTCAAGATCAAACCTAAGTTCTTTGCGGATACGTTATGCATGGCACGGGCGATTCACGGCGTAGATGCTGGTGGGTCGCTCGCTGCCCTTGCCGAACGCTACAAGATTGGCGAGAAGGGAACTGAGGTTGTCGCTGCTCTTGGCAAACGTAGGGAAGATTTTTCCCACGAAGAATTGGATAAGTACGGAGCGTACTGTTCCAATGACGTAGAGTTAACTTATACGTTGTACAACATATTGGGTAAGGGTTTTCCCCACATAGAGTTAGGTCTTATTGATCAAACCATGCGTATGTTTATCCGTCCAGAACTGTATGTGGACGAGCAAGTTCTTTTAGAGCGTAAGTTAGACATCATCAAGGAGCGCAAGGAACTTCTGAGCGGACTGCGCGAGAAGTTGAACTGCGAGACCGACGAAGCTGTAGCCACCAAACTATCCAGCAACAAACAATTTGCAGAACTGTTAGTATCTTTTGGTATAAACGTACCCACTAAAATCAGCCCTACCACGGGCAAGTCTGCAACTGCCCTTGCCAAAAAGGACGAGGGGTTCCTCACCCTGTGCGAACACGAAGATGTGTTCATCCAAAACCTGTGCGCTGCTAGGCTGGGCGTAAAGTCCACTCTAGAAGAAAAGCGTGTGCAGCGGTTCATCGACATTGGGCAGCGCAACAAAGAGCGCATACCTATCCCGCTCAAATACTATGGCGCACACACCGGAAGGTGGGCAGGTTCCGATAAGGTTAACTTTCAGAATCTTCCTAGCCGCGACGTAAAGAAGAAGGCTCTGAAGAACGCCATCATTGCGCCAGAGCATCATCTAGTCGTCAACTGTGACTCGGCGCAAATCGAGGCGCGGGTGCTTGCGTGGTTGGCAGGACAGGACGATGTGGTGAAGATGTTTGCTGATAAGCAAGACGTATACAGGGCCATGTCGTCAAAGATCTATTCATGCAAGCCTGAAGACGTAACTAAGGAGCAGCGGTTCGTGGGTAAGACCGTGGTTCTCGGATGCGGTTACGGCACGGGCGGCGTCAAGCTGCAATCTACATTGGCTACCTCAACGCCACCGATGGTGTTGGATGAGGAAGAGGCCAAGCGGATTGTCGATGTGTATAGGTCAACAAACCATAAGATTAAAGATCTATGGAGTCACGGTGACGATCTCTTAGATGCCCTGATTCAGAAGCAGTTTGGCGGTAGGGAACTTCAGTTTGGGGCACACGGGTGCGTGTGGTACGGAGACGAGGGTGTCTCTTTGCCAAATGGTCTGCATATCCGATACCTAGATATCCACAAAGCTACTATAGACAAACGTGAAAAGACCGTATACAAATCACGTAAGGGTCCAGTGAGCATCTGGGGCGGTACGGTGGTTGAGAACGTGGTGCAAGCTCTCGCCCGATGCATCGTGGGTGAACAACTCATGGAAATCAGCAAGCACTACAAGGTCGCGCTCACCGTGCATGACTCGGTGGTGTGCGTGGTTCCAGAAGCAGAGATCAATGAGGCGCTAGATAGGATCACTGGTATCATGTCAGTCGCCCCGCGCTGGGCTCCGGGCCTTCCCATCTCATGCGAGGCCACCTACGGTAAGAGTTATGGAGACTGCTAATGGAAGTATCCGAGATCAAGTGGTCTTACTCCGGGCTGAAAGACTATCAAAATTGCCCCAAACAATACCAAGAAGTCAAGGTATTGAAACGCTACGAGAAGCGTCCTACGAAACAGATGCTGTACGGAACAGAGGTTCATACCGCACTGGAGGATTACGTAAAGGACGGCACTCCACTTGCCAAGAACTACGAACGGTTCAAGGATCTGGTTGACCCCCTTGCGGAGATGGAAGGGATTAAGTATCCTGAACACCGCATGGCGATCACTTATGACCGAGCGCCCTGTACGTTTGGTGCGAAAGACTACTGGGTGCGTGGCATTGCCGACTTGCTGGTGGTGAACGGGGACTTCGCGTTCATCGTTGACTACAAAACGGGAAGCAATAAATACCCAGATCCAAAGCAGTTGCAGTTGATGGCGCTCATGGTCTTTGAACACTTCCCTGAAGTGAACAACATCAAAGCAGGGCTGCTGTTTGTCATGCACAACCACTTTGTCGCTTCGGACTATTGCCGCGAGGACAAAGAAAAGCTCTGGGATGACTTTCAACCGACGCTCGAAAGACTGAGTACATCGTTTAAGAACGATGTATGGCAAGCCAATCCCACCCCGCTATGCGGCTGGTGTCCCGTCCAAACCTGTGAGTTCTATAAAGTAAAATGATTGAAGACACTGTCATAGATTACGCTTACCCGTGCATGATGGCTGAGAAAGCCGTCAAGAACATACACGACGCTGCCCTGCACAACAGGATGGACGAAGCCATTGAATCAGCAACCATCGCAATCACAGAATTGCGTTTGGCGCTCGCTGCGCTTAAGATTATGAAAGAAGAACATCGGGGTTGAGGGTGCTTAATCGAGATCGACTACAAGCCTAGTAGATGCGAATAGTCTTTCTTGAGGATTCAGTCCTCTAACCCCGACTGATCTAGTGCTGAATCCTCGCTCCACACCTTGAGGGCGGCAAGGAATCTACTTACCGCCCACCCCCATTTAGGAACTCCCATGCCATACAAAAATCCCAAAGACAGACCTTATAAAGAAGAATACAAAAAACAGGTAGCCCGTGGTGAACTGCCTGACCGCATGGAGCGGCAACGCGCTAGACGCGCTATGGACGCCAAGGGCATCGACAGGACGGGCATGGATGTGTCGCACAACAAGGCGCTTGCCAAGGGCGGCAGCAACAAAGACGGCTACAAGCTGGAGTCACCGAGTGCCAATCGCAGTCGGAACTTACACAAAAAAGGTGAGAAAAAGGGTTGACACCCTTACGCCCCGTGCGTACACTTACGTCAAGATGGGCATATAGCCCAAGTTAAAAGGCAGTCAATGACAGTAGAAGTAGTGCAAGACCAAGCGGTCAGGCTTGTGTGTTCTCATGAGTTCGCTCAAGCCGTTAAACAATGCATCCCCAAGAGCGAAATACTTGGCGCTAGAGGCAGCGACTCCGAGTTGCTGATCTACTGGGGACTGCGCGAGATGCAGACACTGTCTAGCCTCGCCCCAAACATAAAGATTCCCTCCCCTATTGCCAGAGACTACAACTGGCCGGGAATGTTCACGCCGTTCGATCACCAACGAGACACCTCTAGGTTCTTGTCTCTGCATCAACGTGCGTTCTGCTTCAACGAGGCAGGGACAGGCAAGACTTCCGCCGCTATCTGGGCTGCGGACTATCTAATGAATCAGGGCTTGGTGAAGCGCTGTTTAGTCATCTGTCCGATGTCCATCATGCAAACAGCATGGCAAGCTGACCTTTTTAAGATAGCGATGCACCGAACGAGCGCAATCGCGCATGGCTCACTGGTCAAACGCCAGAAGGTCATTAACGGCAGCTACGACTTCGTGATCATCAACTTCGATGGTGTCGGTGTTGTTGAGCAGGACATCCTGAAGAATGAGTTTGACCTCATCATCGTAGACGAGTGCAACGCCTACAAGAACCCTACGACAAAGCGTTGGAAGATCCTATCGAAGATCATCCGTGCCGATACGTATGTGTGGATGATGACCGGGACTCCCGCAGCGCAGTCCCCGATGGATGCATACGGATTGGCAAGGATCATTCGCCCGGAGGGTGTGCCCCGCAGGATGTCTTCATGGCAAGAGAAGGTCATGCAGCAGTATTCCAGATTTGTCTGGAAGCCGAAGCCCGATGCGCGTAAGACAGTCTTTGAAGCACTTCAGCCAGCGATCCGCTACGAGAAAGCCGACTGCCTAGATCTTCCTGAGGTCATGTACCAGACTAGGGTAATCCCTCTTACAGCTTCAGTCGATAGGTACTATAAAGAGCTTAAGAAAGAAATGCTGATCGAGGCGGCTGGTGAGACGATCACCACAGTCAACGCAGCGGCAGCGTTAAGCAAACTATTGCAGATATCTGGAGGGGCGGTCTACACGAGCAGCAAGAACGTCATCGAGTTCGATGTGTCGCCCCGCCTCAATGTTCTTAAAGAAGTAATTGAAGAAACAAGTCACAAAGTTCTTGTTTTTGTGCCCTATACGCACACGATTACGGTTATAGTTGAGTTTCTGAAGAAAGAGGGCATTGCCAACGCAGTGATCTCGGGGGATGTCTCCGCGAACAACCGCACGGCGATCTTCAACTCTTTCCAAAGAGACAACGATCTGAAAGTCCTAGTGATTCAGCCACAAGCTGCATCACATGGTGTGACTCTGACAGCCGCTGATACGGTGGTGTTCTGGTCACCTGTGATGTCCGTAGAGACATACTTGCAATGTATCGCACGTATAGATCGAGTCGGGCAAGTGAATAAAATGACAGTTATCCACCTCCAAGGGTCTGATGTAGAGCAACGGATGTACGCGATGCTGCAAGGCAAAGTAGATACACACGAAAAGCTAGTTGACCTTTATCGACAAGAAATGGAATTTCAAAATGAGTAACGCAGAAGATCTAGTTAAAACCTACCTGATGATCCGCAACGAGCGTGACGCACAGCGTAGTAAGTACGAGTCCACAGACGCAGAACTGAAAGCACAGCTTGAAGTCATTGAACAAGCCTTGCTCTCTTTGTGTAATGAGATCAACACCAACGGATTGAAGACCACTTTCGGCACAGTCACTCGCTCAGTGAAAGAGCGTTTCTTCTGCACCGACTGGGACAACTTCAAGAAGTTCCTAGCCGAAGTGGATGGATTCGATCTGTTGGAGCGCCGTATCCATCAGCGCAATTTCAAAGAATTCGTAGCCGAGCGCCAGAATGACGGTTTGCCGCCCGGAGTGAATGTACTGCGAGAGTTTGACATCGTGGTACGTAAGTCTTCTACCCCCGTCGAAGTCTAATTAGTAAGGAAACATATGAGTAACGAACTCGCAAATATCATTCAAGGTCTTCCCTCCATCGTTGAGACGGGTCTGGACGCCGACACTCTTGCAGTTGCTGGTGGTGCTGGCGGTAGTAAGCGTATCAGCATCAAGGGTCGGGTCTTCCGTAAGATCGTCTCTGGCAAGGAGCAGTCCGTCAACACGGACTC